GGACCTTTCTGGCTGGCCCAGACAACACTGCTCATCGCCTTCGTCATTCTGTTGGCCGCGTGCGCCGGACCCAAGCACGTGAGCCAAGATGGGATGACCAAGGTCGCCCGCGATTGGACCACGGAGGTTCCCTATGAGTGACTATGTTTTCGTTGGACCAAGCGAATACATCGTTTCAGAGCCTATGGCTGGAATGCGATGGTTGCGTCGGAACGGTGACAATGGCTGGGTGGCCACGGTTCTTCAGCAACGTTACCGCACTCGTAAAATGAGTGGAGGTGTGGTCACAGAAATCATTGAAGAGTGGCGTGACGTACCTGTTGTTTACGAGGAGAAGCAAGATGGATGATCCTCTTGATCTCCTGCTGGAGCACAACCTCTACGACAATGAGGAAAACCATCTCGTTGAACTGCAGAAGTGGATCGTTGACGAGATTACGCGGTTACGGGCAGAAGTTCACACCGTTCTGTCCCGTGAAGCGGCAACAATAGCCCGCCACGACACAAAGTTCGACGCGCTTGAGGCAGAGAGCAACAGGATGCGGGATGCGCTGGAAGAGATCGCCGAAATGAACATCGGCAACATTCGCGACGATCCTCATGACGTGAGAGACATCGCCCGCAAAGGACTGGGGATCAAGCCATGAACATGGGCCAGAACCTAAACTGTCCCCACCCTACTCTCTGCACAGGATGGCCATCCTGTATCTGCGGACGACAGAACAATTCCCTGTACGCGCCCGCGACAAGCCCGCCTCCAGATCTGGTTAGGGAGGTGGTCAAGGAAGTCGCGGAAATGGGGCGGAAGCTTGGAGCAGCGCAGGCTGAGATTGACAAGCTGACCAAGGCTCTGCGCGATATCCAGCGGTACAACGACAACCCGTCACGCTACGATCGCCACATCGATCAGATGTGTGAGGATGCCGTTGGCAGGCCCGAAAAGAAATCGCCCCGGTGAGACTGGGAGCTTCACCGGGGCAGTGCGGGGAGGAATCGTCAGGAAGAGCAGGAGCCGGATTCAACGCTACTCGACAGAATCACGACACCAAAGTAGGCAAGATCGCCTACCGGAACACTGTACAAAAGAGTAAGAAGATAGGCAAGTTTCGGTTTATCAGGCTTGTCCGTCATACACTCAGGTGTTACTGTTAAGTGTAAGCCAAGCCAGAGAAAGGGCTAGCCATGATCGAAGTAGACGCAGCTACGTTCACGCGCCTTCTGCGCCACAAGGTGCCAGAGGGATTCGAGATTCAGAGCACCGGGGAGGTGTACATTAACGTCCCCCTTGGTGCAGACTGCCTGTTGGCCCTGACCCAGACCACGCAGCCTACGGTGGTGCTGGTCGACTACGAAGCTGAGGAAGCGCGCTTCTGGTACGTGTACGACGCCGCTACCGGCATCTACCTTACCGAGGACAGCAACTGGCAGGCTACGTGGGACTGGGATGCCTACCACGACCTGTTTGTGACGGGACTGGGCATCACGTTTAAGGGCACGATGAACAAGCCCGCGCAGGCACGGTTTGAGCTCAACCCTGAGAAGGCACCGGACTAACAACCAAGGCCCCCGGACAACTGGGGGCCTTTTCTCGTAGAAAGGAGAACGTTATGGGACTTGACATGTACATGTTCGGGCGCTTCAAGGGTGCGCCTCTGGAGCATGTGACCAAGACCAGCCCGACAGGCACCTTTGCCAAGCTGAATGATCCTGAACAGGGCATGGAGCTGGCCTACTGGCGCAAGGAGCCGAACCTGCACGGCTACATCGTGCAGACCTACGCTGATGGCATTGATGATCAGGAGCCAATATCGCTGGACCGTGCGGCCTTGCTGGACATCATCGACGCTGTCGAGAACAAACGGTTGCCCGTGACCACCGGCTTCTTCTTTGGCAAGGACAGCCTTTACAGTGACAAGGCCGAGTATCACAACGCGCTGCACATGCTCTACAGAGCAGTGCGGTGGTTTGACTGGTGGCCCAAAGACAATCCTCCCGTCGAAGTTATCTATCAGGCAAGCTGGTAAAAGGAGCCAGAACCATGAACACCGAAGCATTGCGTCAGGTGGCCGACGCTATTGAGGCCAGCCGCAGAAAGTCGTACCACGTTGCCGACGGCGTGGACATCAACTTCGACCTCAGCGAGTGGACCCAGAAAGTCCGCCGATACAACGAGGAAGAAGATTACGAGAGCTGCCAGACGGTGGCTTGCGTGGCGGGATTCACCGTGGCCGTGCTGACGCCTGAAAAGTACACGCGGATGTTGAACGCAGGGTTGTTCAGCTACGCGGCCAGCGGAGGTGAAAGCATTCGTGAAGCGGCCACGGATTTGCTGGACCTCACTGATGAGGAGGCGTTCAAGCTTTTTACTCCAAAGGGCGTGATGTATTCGTTCATCACCGAAAGCCCACGGACCCCGGACCTTCTGCGGTGGATGGCGGACAACAACACACCTGACTGGATTGCCGCGATTGAGGCGCTGGGCGCGCATTCCATGCTCAGCAGCTACTACGATCAGCCGCTATGTGACGGCGACGACTGACAACAATAGTGTGGTCCTTGACACTGTCGGGGGCCACACTATACTTGTGTGTAGTGCCAGAGAAAGGGCCAGAACATGAGCGCACAGGAACGCAAGACCTACCTGATACCCCGCGACTACCACCACATCCGTGCGTGGGGAGAGCTTTTGAAGAGCTTCCCGTACTACATTCAGACGCAGCAAGAGTTGGCTGCGCGTGAGCAGGCCCCCGTCAACGCCACTTTCCGCCGAGACAACGGCACATGGGCCACGGCCGATGAGATTACGCGGCCGGGTGTTCAGGGATACATCAACAGCAAAGCAGAGGAGTACAGGAAGTCATGAAGCGCGACATTGCAGAGAAGTGGGTTGCCGCTCTGCGTAGCGGCAAGTATCGGCAGCATCGTGGAGGGTTGACCGATAGCCTAGGCGGCTTCTGCTGTCTGGGCGTTTTGTGTGACCTCAGCCCCGTGGGCCAGTGGGACAACGATGCCTACGTGACCGACGACATCAACGGCTTCCACAGCAGCTTGAGCTATTTGCCGGATGGCGTGCGGATGTGGGCCGGTATGCGGACTGACCATGGCCGCTACGAAGACAACCTTGCCCACACGACTCTGGCTACTCTGAACGACGAGTGCACGCCGTTCGAAGACATTGCAACCATCATCGACAAGAACTGGGAGAAGCTGTAATGAAACAGGAAATTGCTGAGAAGTGGGTCGCTGCTCTTCGGAGCGGCAAGTACACACAGACCAAAGAGATGCTGCGCAGCAACGAAGACAGGTTTTGCTGTCTAGGCGTGCTGTGTGACATCAGTGGGCTGGGTGAGTGGCTACAACCGATATGGAGTTCCCAGTCGCGAAGTTACACGGTGGACGGCGCATACAAGAGCGACTTTTTGCCGGAAGCTGTGATGCAGTGGGCCGACATCAAGACGAGCAATGGTGTTGTCAACGGCAAAAGCCTCGCTCAGCTGAACGACGAAGGAAGGTCCTTCGAAAACATCGCATCAGTGATCGAGCAAAACTGGGAGCAGCTCTAATGAACAAAGACATCGCCGAGAAATGGGTGGCCGCTCTTCGGAGCGGTCAGTACAAGCAGGCCCGCGGAACGTTGCGCGATACAGAGCAGAGCGGTGCCACCGGCTTCTGTTGCTTGGGTGTGCTGTGTGACATCAGCAAGCAAGGCGAGTGGAATCAGGACGATCGTGACACCTGGAACTACGTGCTGCGGGCAGACTTCAGTGAAACCCAGCTCCCAGACTTCGTGCTGGAGTGGGCGGGCATGGCGCATCGTGAAGGTATGCTCCCACGAGGCGAGACACTGACCAACCTGAACGACTCAGGCAAATCCTTCGATCAAATCGCCGACATCATCGAGAAGTATTGGAACGAGCTATGAGCGAGGACAAATACATCGCGGTCGTCTACAACGATCACAATCGCGAACCCAAGACCATCTTCGGCGAACAACGGGCCATGGAGCAGGCAAAGCTCAAAGTGACGGAGGGAGGTGAAACCATCGTCATCGTTGCAAAGGTCGTGGCGGTAGTCAAACGGACCGTGGCCATTTCAGCCGATATCCATCGAGTGGAGGACGAGTAAAATGAGCGATTTCCGTGTGGGGGACTTGGTCAGCCTCGTCGGCGAGATCAGCAAGATCAGCTACCCGTATCCATTGGAGACGCGGTATCAGGTCAATGTGCGAATCAATAACATAGACACCACCGAGGTCCACGTTCCAGAGAGTATGATAAGGCTGGTGCGCAAGCGCAGCATCAAGGTGGGGGACGTGGTGACTCATTTCAGTAGTGGGCTGGAGCGATACAAAGTGCTCTGTATTGACGGGAACCAAGCATGGGTTCAGAAGCAGAGCAACTGCGACCGACTGACAGTTCTCACGGAGTCTTTGACGTTGGCCCCGTGAATGTGGGGTAGGTAAAGGGCGTCGGTGTTGTGCTGAAGCGCGTCAGAGGGGTCACTGAGGCTTGTGACGCTGCCCCCGGCTACATGGGTAGCCAAGGGCAGGCGTCAGGGGCTCAGTGACCCGGCTGTGTGGGTCGTGGAAAAGGGTAGAGCAAATGAAGGATAAAGCCAGTAATCAAGAGATTGGTCACAGGAAGCTGCGAGTTGTCATTCAGGTGGATATTAATCCTGAGCATGACATTCGTTCGGAAGACGTAGTCATGGTCGTTGAATATACGATCAAGGAAAATGACCTGAAGGGCAATTTGGCCGAGTTCATTGGGGTAAAGCCCAAGGACCTTGGATATTTCAAGATGTACGTTGCGAAGCATGATCCTGATTGGATGCCCAATAACGCTCAAGCCTATATTCTCCACAAGAAGTATCAAGCTCTCAAGCGGTGGTACAAAGAGAAGATGGAGCGGTATGCTCTGGAGAAGGGCATGGCTGAAGTAGATGCCGAAATAGCGGCCAAGAAGAAGCAGTTGCAAATGCTCGCGGAAGAAATGAATCGTAGAGAGACCTATTTGATCAAGAACCTTCGTCCAACGAAGAAGTGAAAAACAGGTTTGCCCTTTATGGAAAGATAGCGAGATATTGGAGTTTGCAGTGGGTTTCTGGTTTTTGGTTAACCCATTCGATTCCAATATCTCACTATCATCAACAATATCAAGGGGTTAGTCAGTATCTCATTAACCGTGGCCCATGGACCATGTACAGGAGTGTTACTGTTGGAGTGTTATACAAAGGTGTAGAATGTATGCCTATTTTGACCATATTTCCGCTGATCGCGTCGAGGACTTCAAAATTAGCGAAGCGTAATGTTGGTTTGCCCAATATCTTATGTCGCTTCATAAAAGGCAAAGTGGCGATGGTCGTTAGACGACGAGGCAAGCCTTGCTCTCTGGAGGGCGCGGCGGTACTCTAAGCGGTAGCAACTGCTATGAAAGAAAGAGTGGCAGACGATGAATAAAGCTCTCATCAATCAGCTGGTGGATGACGGCTGGGTCACACCAGATATGCTGACAGAACGTCAGCGTCGGTTTGCTGAGCTCATCTCGACTGAGATGTATGGGTACGCTGAGGCCGCGAGACTGGCTGGATATCCGGCTGCGACAGCCCAGCAGACAGCTCATAGGTTGATGTCTCATGTGCAGGACAACAAGGTTGCGAAGTACGTTAGACAGCTCAAAAATGAGCGATATCAGAAGTTCAACATCACGTTTGAGAACCACATTACGAAGCTCGCAGAGATCCGTGACAGGGCGATTGAAGCTGGTCAGTTCGCTGTAGCAGCGTCCGCTGAGAAGGCTCGTGGGCAGGCTGCGGGCCTCTATGTGGAGCGTAAAGAGATCACAGTGACGCGTATTGACAAGATGTCATACGAAGAAGTCCTTGGTGAGATTGCAAAGCTGCAATCCGAGATACCCGAGCTCGCTAAGATTAATGCGCCCGTGCTGGATCTAGAGGCCAACGAAGATGAGCAAGAGTCCGGAAGCCTTACTCTGGAACCGGTTAAAAGCGAAGACCCAATCCCGAGTGGACTGGGACCGAGTTGAAAATCAAGCTGCTGTGGGAATGCCGGACCTGATCGGATCGGTGAACTATTTAAATAAAACTCGACTCGACGCCGACAGTAAGTGTTCACTTGACCACAAAGGCGTAGAAAGACAAATACACTGCTTAGACTTCTATCTTGAGCTCAAGGTTGCCCGTACGAAGACGACCCTGCATAACCTCTGGAAGCCATCTCAAGTGGCGTGGCAGACTCGAGCCGGGCGACGGGGCCGGAGAGTTTATAACTTGGTCCATCGTCCTCTGTCCTCCCCGCAGTACGAATTGTACCACGGACGAGACCTCTTGATTCTGGTGACCGAAGGACCGCAGGCCGTGAGCTCTGTATGGTCGGGTGACGACCTAAGTGCCTGCATCGACGCAATTATAGCTCGAGAATCATAGATTCGAAAGAGAGGAATCTCTCTCCTTCGGCCGTGAACAGTGACCCTAGGGCCATGGTCCTATGATCCTCTGCGACGTCTGCTCTTCCTCAGTCATCCTCATTCATCGTCCGGTGGACCGTCGCGAAAAAGATTCGTGACGTGACTCAAAAAGAGTTGCGCCTGTTTTTCTCAGGGCGTAAGCTTTGTTCATGGGTAGGCCGTGGTGGTCACCCGTTCCGCAGAAAGGGAACATGTCATGAACGCAGTTGCCAAGAAGTCCGACGTCGCCGCCGTTACCGAGGCGAAAGCCGACGCGAAGACCCAGAAGCCTGTGCCGACAGTCGCCACTCCGGCAGCCGAGTTCGGTGGTATCACCGACAAGAAGAAGGAAGTCACGAGCGCCGCCATTTGGCAGTTCATCCGCGAGAAGGCGGGCAACAACCCCGCGAACGTGGAAGTGGTGCTGCTGGACGGCGTTGACGCCAAGAGCGCGTCGCCCTTCCCCTTCACGCAGATGGCCAAGGGCGGCAAGCGGGCCGAGATCATGTGGGCGCTCGTGAAGGGCGCGGGCAAGGAGCACAGCAGGAAGCTCAGTGACATCCGGGCCTACGCCATCACCAAGGGGATGTCCGGCCAGCGGATGGACGACATCGTGGCGGCGCTCAACGGCGGATACTCCACTAAGAGCAAGCAGTGGGGAACGCCCTTCATCAAGCTCGTGGTGCGGTGACCTGAGCAGGCGGGGAGGGGGAGCAATCCCCCTCTCTTCTCTGTACAGCGACCTGACGAAGACTGATGATGACTCGAAAAGATAAGATCGAGAGAGAAGGTCCTCGGCCGACGGACCTCTGCCCGCCCGCGCATCCGTACGAGTACTAGTCTAATTCATTCTTCTTCCTTCATCCTCGGTCATCGTCACGTCGGTGAACGGGAGAAGGACAGAGGTTAAAAGAATAGTCTGTCCGGTTGTCGGCCACTACACTTAAGTATGGCCAACCAACAGGAGGACCATATGTACCCTGAGCTCTGCATACGGACACTCTCCCCCGACGAGTTCAAGGCCCTGCTTCGTCAGGGCTGGCGCTTCAAGGCCAAGTCCCACGTCACTCTCCAGGACAACACCGACGACGTCTACTACGTGCAACGGACGAAGACCCGCAAGGAACTCGTCTACGTCAGCTCCCGCCGCAAATAGGAGGATACAATGGCTACCAAGACAGAAACCCAGAGCAAGTCGTACTCAGAACTCAAGCAGGAGTTCGGCAACATCGCCAAGGAGCACTACTACATGATCATGCAGGCCCTTCGGCACCGCGAACGTGATCTCGCGCAAGAGATCGGGCAGGCCAAGGAGAGCTTGCAGTCGGACGACGGCACCTGGGTCTACGAAAGCCTGAGGAACATGATCGAAGACTGCGAGCGTATGGAGCGGGAAAACAAGAAAACGATCGAGGCCCTGAAGCCCGCGTACGATGCGCTGCGTTGAACGGAGGGAGCCATGGCTCCCTCTTTCCCTGATCAATGTACTCGGGTTCTTTCATCATCCTTCATCGTCAATCACAAAGATAGATTAGAGAGAAGAGAGATGATTGACGGGAGACGACCGCCTGATCAGATGATCAAGCGACACTAGACATGACGCGACGCGAGCGCCCGAGCGGACGCGAGCGCCCGAGCCGAGCCATGCGTTTCCTGCATTCCAGCTATGCGCTGGGTGCACTGGTGGCCATTACCAGTTGGTGTAATGTGGGCATACCGGCATAGGGCAAGCCACTGGGGCAAGCCACCGCCGGCAACCTAAGGGTGCTACCATGGCCACCAACAAGCCCGCCACCGCCACCGCCACCGCCACCGCCACCGTTGCCCCGGCAACCTACCAGTGCAGCGCAAAGCAGCCCGCCACGGGGGCCAGCATTACCGCATGGGCCATGGCCAACGCGGGCGGCAACCTTGCCAACGTGGCCATTGTGCCACTGCCCAGCAACGCCAGCGCACCCATGCCCTTTAGCAAGGGCTGGGGCGGCACTGGCAACCGCGCCCGCATACTGTGGGCATTGGTTAACGGCGTGCCCACAGTACCGGGCCAGCCTAATAGCCGCACGCTGGCCAGCCTGCTTACCTTTGGCGTTAAGTATGGCCAAAGCAAAAACCAAATGCTAGACGTTTGTGCCGCGCTTAACGGCGGCTATAGTGCAGCTAACCCGCACTGGGGCACGCCCTATATTGCGCTGCAAGTAGTAAGCAGCAAGTAACGCGCGCCGCTATACTTGGCCCGCGCCCCACACTGGGGCGCGGGCTTTGCCATGCCCAGCCCGCCTCGCGCTCCCCCTCGCGTGGCGGGCTCAGTCGTTCCCGCTCCCCCTCCCATCCTGTCCGGTCCTGTCGCCCTCGTGTCCCGTCCTCGGTCCGTCAGTCGCTGTCCTATCGCGTCCGGTCCTCGGTCCGTCGGTCGGCGTCAGCCGTCCTGTCGCGTCAGGTCCCCCCCCTGAGAGATCTTACCTCCTGTGGGTAAGGGTCGAAACCCGATTTTTGGTCCAATCTCAGTGGTCAAAATTTTTATGAAATCCCAAGGTCCATGATTCACAGACTCAGAACGGGAATCCAAGAGCCACGTACCCCTCTCCTGAGAAAAAGATCTATACCTCCCCGTCCGTCAAAATTATTATAAAATTTCAAAATCCAAGAACCATGGTGCGTGTATGACCGACCCCGAGGCGATCAAGCAGTACGCGAAGCTTCTAGAGAGAGCGCGAGAGTTAGGCCGGCGGAAGGATGCCCAAGATAACTTTCTGAGCTTTGTAAGGCATGTCTGGCCGGGGTTCATTGCCGGAAGGCACCATCGCATTGTGGCTGAGAAGCTTGAAGCGGTGGCCCGTGGAGAGATAAAGCGGCTGATTATCAACATGCCTCCAAGGCATACGAAGTCTGAGTTCGCCAGCTACCTCTTCCCTGCATGGCTGATGGGTAAGTTCCCTGATAAAAAGATCATGCAGGCGACCCATACGGCCGATCTCGCCATTCGCTTCGGCCGGAAAGTGAAGAACCTCATTGACAGTGAGGATTATCAGCAGGTTTTTGATACCAAGCTGCGGAGTGACAGCAAGGCGGCGTTTAGGTGGGAAACGGACAAGGGCGGTGAGTATTACGCCACGGGCGTCGGCGGTAACATCGCGGGTCGTGGTGCGGATCTGTTCGTCATTGACGATCCGCATTCAGAGCAGGATGCGATGAGCCCTACAGCTCTGGAGGGCGCTTGGGAGTGGTATCAGGGTGGACCACGGCAACGTCTGCAGCCCGGCGGAGCCATCGTCGTTGTCATGACGCGGTGGTCCACGATCGACCTCACCGCCAAGCTGTTGAAGCAGCAGTCCATGGACCCCAAGGCCGATAAGTGGGATGTGGTTGAGTTCCCCGCCATTCTCCCCTCTGGAAAGGCCCTCTGGCCGGAGTTCTGGAAGCTTGAGGAGCTGGAAGGGGTCCGGGCGTCCATCAGCCTGCAGAAATGGCAAGCGCAGTATATGCAGCAGCCGACTGCTGATGCGGGCAGTCTTATCAAGCGGACGTGGTGGAAGCTCTGGACCAAGCCTAAGCCGCCAAAGTTGCAGTATGTGATGCAGTCATACGACACGGCCTTCCTCAAGACGGAGTCGGCGGATTTTAGCGCCATCCAGACGTGGGGTGTATTCTTCCCTGAAGAGGGGCAGGCGGCGGCGCTGATTCTGCTGGATGCCAAGAAGGGTCGTTGGGAGTTCCCTGAACTCAAACGTGTGGCGATGGCGGAATACAAGTATTGGGAGCCGGAGACGGTCCTGATTGAGGCCAAGGCCGCGGGGACTCCGTTGACTCAGGAATTGCGCAGCAGCGGGATACCGGTTGTCAACTACAGCCCGTCCAGGGGTAACGACAAGGTCAGCCGCGTCAACGCCGTCGCGCCGATCTTCGAGGCGGGGCAGGTCTGGAGGCCTGAGGCCAACTGGGCGGAGGAAGTGGTGGAGGAAATCGCGAGCTTTCCATTCGGCGAAAATGATGATAACGTGGACTGCATGACTCAGGCCGTCATGAGATTCCGACAGGGCGGCTTCATTTCTCATCCCGACGACGATAAGAGTTGGGATGAGGAAAAGGCTCCCCGTCAGCGCATCTATTACTAAGGACCCCGGCCCATGGTTGCCACGAACATCTTCAAGGGCATCCGTCCCGATGACATGATGGCCGACGAAGCCCTCCAGGTCGAACCCGGTCCAGGGACCGAGGTCGACCTGGAAGAAAACGAAGAGGGTGAAGACGAGGATGTTGAGGTAGAACTCGACGAGGACGGCGGTGCAACGGTCAGTTTCGGCAAGGATGATGATGAGAACGGTCCGGTGGTCGGCCACGGCGATAATCTTGCCGAGATCATGGATGAGGCCGAGCTGGCGAAAATAGGCACGGACCTAGCCGAGCTGATCAAGCAGGATGATACCAGTCGTGAGGACTGGGAGAAGCTGATCATCGCCGGCATGGGTCTGCTGGGCCTGACCAATGAAGAGCGGGACGAGCCGTTTGAGGGTGCAACGGCTGTCGTACTCTCACTTCTGCAAGAAGCCATCGCGCAATTCCAGAGTCAGGCGTACAAGGAACTCCTCCCTCCTGGAGGGCCGGTGCGGACGCAGGTCGTAGGCAAGAAGACTCCTGAGAAGGAGGATCAGGCTCTGCGGGTGCGTGAATACATGAACTACCAGATCACGGAAGTGATGGAGGAGTTTGATCCAGATTACGACCAGATGCTCTATCTGCTCGGCATCTGGGGCAGCATGTTCAAGAAGGTCTATTTCGACGGTGAGCTGGAGCGTGCGGCCAGTCCTTACGTGCTGCCCAAGAACATCATCGTGCCTTACAATGCGCGTGACCTGCTTACGTGCGAGCGGGTGACGCATGTCAACCCCATATCGGCCAATGACCTCCGCAAGCAGCAGGTGAGTGGCTTCTACAGGGACATTGAACTCAGCCCCGTCATCCGTTCCGCCAACGACATGGATGAGGCCACCAGCAAGCTCACAGGCGTGGATTCAACGTCCGTGATCGCCGATGGGTTCGACTTGTGGGAATGTCATTGCAACTTGGACCTTCCAGGGTTTGAGGATACCGATGCTGACGGCAACCCCACGGGCATCGCGCTGCCCTACGTGGTGACCATCGACAGCGCCAGCATGGAAGTGCTCGCCATCCGGCGCAACTATCGCGAGGCTGACCCCAAGCGTCGCAAGCAGCAGTATTTCGTCCACTACAAGATGATGCCGGGTATCGGCTTCTACGGCTACGGCATGATTCACATGCTGGGCAATCTGGCCAAGGCCGGAACCAGCATTCTCCGTCAGCTGATTGATGCCGGTACGCTCGCCAATCTGCCCGGTGGCTTCAAGACCAAGGGTCTGCGCGTCGCCAACAGTGACGAGCCGATCCAGCCCGGTGAGTGGCGTGATGTGGACGCCCCCAACGGGGACATCGGGCAGGCGCTCATGCCCCTGCCCTACAAGGAACCAAGCCCTACCCTGTTCCAGCTCCTCGGCTTTCTGGTCGGGATGGGTGAAAAGTTCATTGGGACCACGGACCTTGGCATGGGGAACAACCCCAACCAAGAGATGCCGGTGGGCACGACCCTTGCTCTTCTGGAGCGTGGCACGCGGGTGATGTCCGCGGTCCACAAGCGGCTCTACTACGCTCAGCGTCAGGAGCTCAGGCTTCTTGCACGGGTGTTCAGTGAGAGCCTGCCCCCGGAGTACCCGTATGAGGTTGAGGGCGACGACCCGGAGGTCAAGAAGCAGGACTTCGGCAAGGCCATCGACATCCTGCCGGTCAGCGACCCCAACATCTACAGCCTCACTCAGCGGGTGGCCATTGCCCAAGAGCAGCTGAAAATGGCTCAGATGGCTCCGCAGCTCCACAACATGCGTGAAGCTTTCCGGCGCATGTATGCGGCCATCGGTGTTGAGCAGATTGACGCTATTCTCAGCCCTGAAGAGGAACCGGAGCCGCAGACTCCCGCAGCTGAGCACGCCAAGGTGCTAGCGGTACAGGGCGGCGCTCCACTCAAGGCGTTTGAGGAGCAAGATCATCAGCTTCACCTCGCCGCTCACATGGGCTTTATGCAACTGCCCATTATTGCTAACATGCCGCCAGTTCAGATCGCGCTGACGCAGCATGTGCTGGAGCATATCCATTTCGCAGCTAAGGAAATGGTCCGGCAGGCGTTGCAGAGTGCACAAGACCCGCAGGCCATGATGCTTCTTCAGGCCGACAAGGAATTGAAGAGTCCTCAGCTCGCGGGGGCTGTGGTGAAGTTCGAAAATGACCTTATGGGGAAGATTTTCGGACCGCAGCTTCAGCAGCAGCAGCCTGAAGACCCGCTGGTGGCTCTCAAGAGCCGCGAGCTGGACATCAGTGAAGCTGACAAAAAGGCCAAGCAGGCGGACGCCGACCGGAAGTTTCAGCTCCAGTTGAAGGAGTTTGAGGTCGAAACGGGACAAACAGCCCAGATCGATCAGGTCAAGACCGCTGGCGAGGTGCAGAAGCTCCAAGAGGGGTCTCAGGCCGCTGCTCTGAAGGCCCGTGAAGCGGATCAAAAAGCGTTCCGAGAGGCGAAAAAACTCCAACTTGAAGAGAAAAAGCTCGCCCAAACGGACGAAATGAACCAAATTCGTCGCTTGGAGGCCATTAACCGCATCCAACAGGCCAACAAGC